GCCTGTTTTTATTTACGACTTCAATCTGCACATCTACGCTATCCTTTTCTGAGGAATGCTGTTCCTCTTCCTTGTCAGGTGTATATGCTTGATTGAAAAGATCCATAAATTCAGGTACATCCTCTTGCTTTTTAGGCGATGTTGAGCGTTCAAGACCTTTTGCTATTAGTTCTCTGTTGGTCAAATGTTTGGCAAAGTGTGCAGCTAGGTAATCCGGCAGATATACCGACTCTCCAGGTTCGAATGTTTTTGGCTTGCCATCCCAATACCCTACAAAGCGTTCAGTTGAAAAATTTGTGAATAATGCTGTTTTCATGTTTCTTATTATGGGTGGATGAATTTCCCAATATTAGCATCCATTCGGATCCAGCGTATCCCTATTATTAAGCTGGCATATCTCGATCTACCCTGCCCCCAAAGAGGCAGAGTAAACCAAGAACAAAGTTAGTCTATCGTTGCAAATCCCAAACCATAGTCAGCTGAAGCAATGCCTGTAATAGCATACCCAACTGTTGCGGATAGAGTGGATGCTGAGGCAGGTGCAATCGTTCCGTCAGCGGTGGATCCAGCAACAACAATATCGTCACCAACCGTTATTGTGCCTTGTGCAAGCATGGTCGTTGGACCGTGAGTACAAAGCCATCCGAACTGACCATCCGTAACATTAGCTACAGCAAATCCTACGGGAGATGAATCTTCAGTCTGTGGTCCGATTATCACTACATCATACGGATTCTTACTGACATCGATATTCACCGTGCCTGTTGTGGCTACAACAATCGGATCTTCAAGAGTGAATGTTACAACCGCGGAAGATGCCTCAGTGTTACCTTTAATCTTGTAGGTGAAACCTGCACCAGTTGTTGCAGATTCTACTGAGAGGAATCCTTCTGCAAGAAGGTTTACAGCTAACGACACGGTATCTGTTGTTACTACCAAAATATCTCCGATTGAGTTTACCGCAGCCACCAAATTTTGCTGGTTTGAAGTATCCTCGGCAGAAGCCTGATAAAGCTTACCGGCAACAAGTGCTGTGCCACCTACTTTGCAGTACCGAAACATACGACCATCGTTGCTATGTACCAATTCTCCCAAGTTGTGAAGCTGAGCAGAGCTATCGTCATATAAACCCTGCGCTACAACCTGTGGTCCCGTTCCTGTTAATTGTGTCATGTTTTTTTAGTTATTGTTTTTTTCCATCTGCTCGACTAAACAGATGTTTCTTATGCGAGTAATCACGAAAGCAGTATGGTATTAGTCTGGAGTTATGGCAATTCCAATTGTTGCGGATGCATTAACAGTGGGGTCGGTACCTGTAAATTCAGACATAGCTGGGCCGGTAATTTTCAATTGATTAGCCGTAGAACTAAAACTCGTAGAATTACAAACAGGATTGACAAAGAGTAAGTTTCCTGCTACTAATCCTGCGATTGAATTTACAGCATCATCACAAGCTATGGCACTATTTGTGGCATTCAAAACATTGAAGAATATACAATTTTTTAAGATTGTGCCGAAGGTTACTCCAGCAGTGCTACCAACGTGGAAATGCTCATAATCGGCATCTGCAGTTTGCACTGTAAAGTAGCAATCTTCATAAATGTTGTGTTTCATTTCTCCACCAGCCGCGGTCATAACTGCTCCAAATCTTGCGGCCGCCATTACAATCCAATCAACTCCGAACTTACAGTTTCTCCAAGTTGTAGTATCGCCCCCTGCGATAATGTGTGAAACACTGGCCACATTCAGATTTTCAAAGTGTGCGAACTGACAGTTGGTAAAAACATTATTCTCACCTTTATCCCATAACGCCGTAATAGCATTAGCGTGAGTTCCAGCATTCGAGATATAGATATTGGTAAATGTATTACCGTATCCCGTTACTTTCAGCGTTGCGGCATTGTCAGCAGCATTACCTGCTGCGGAGAGCTGTATCTCAGGTTGCGGATCTACTGCTCCAAAGGGTCCTACACCAACAACATTAATCCTATTCTTTGACCAGGTAAGCATCTCTGCTTCCTGTATGTGTGAACCTGTGCTGCCATTCAAGATAATAACATCACCTTGATTTGTCGTTGCAACAGCGTGCGCTCTTCCTAGCGTTTTGAACGCTTGGGCTGGAGATGTTCCAGACTGATTATCATCACCATTGGCAAAGTCTACATAAAAATAATCACCAAATGGATTCATACCAACCATTTCCTCTGGGAATACCTTATGTCCGAATCTTATGCCGGGAAGTAATGACCCTAAATTTCTTTTTCCCATTTTCCTTTGTATTTTTCCTTCTCCAGTAGGTGTGACAATTTGGTCACACCCCCAGGTAAAAGGCAAAATAGGTTAAATTTATATTCCTGTAATTCCAGTAAGTTTACCGTGTCGTTTCGGGTTATTAGTTATGAACTGTCCACCGAAGTAGATGTGTCCAACAACCGTTCCCGCGTTGGCTGGAATAATCCAGTCGCTCCAACTAAAACCTAACCCGACAGGAGCCACATAGTCATTACCTTCGATCTGACTCTTGTAAGAGATAGGCTTTGCTCCGAAGAATGGCAATGCGTACCAGTCTACAAAGTCTTCGTTTACCATAATGAAAGCTTGTGAAGTAGCTTTCTCGTCACCCACTATCGGCTTTGCATTATAGTCCAAGGAAGTAAACCCAGTTCCACCATGCATTCCTTTCATCTTGGAAGTAGTTTTGGCAATTCTCTCCTGCGGTCGCAATAGTTGACCGTAGAAGCTAAATACTGCTTCTGTAGTGTAAGTAATGGTTGGCTTCTGAGAACCAGAAGTTATCGCATTCCAAAGTGTATCGATCAACGCTAAAGTAAGAGTTCCACCAGATGCAGTCACAGTTGACTGAAGTGTAGGATATATTGATCGAGTAAGACCACCGATGCTGGCGACAGAGTTTCCGTCGTCAACCAATGCCGCAAGACCCAATGGGTCCTTTGAGCTATTACCAGTCCCATCGGCATAGAAGATAGTACCAAGATCATCAGCCATATCTTCTGTGTCTGACTGGATTGTAAGTTTCATAAGGTCAAGTACCTTACTTTCTGTATCGGCAACTGAAAGTTCGTCACCAGGCAATGCAACCGTAATCTGGTAGAAGGATGGTGTGAACTCTAGATACTGGCGATTGTCCGTCGCAGCAGTGGAGAATGTGTCAAACCCACGGAACGATTGCCCTGTGGTGTTCTTTGATACCTTTACAGGTGATCTAAGAGTTCGTCCACTCCACTTTTTACCTGCTCGAACAATGCGCTGAAATAGCACATTTGAGTTAAGGACTGTGTCAACTACGAATGGCAAATACTTAGTTTGCACTGTAGTTTGAATCCTTTGTCCGTATAGTTCGGCCATAATTTAAGTGATGAATTAATATTATTTTTGCTACCAAGGTCTTTTAGCTGGATCGTCGAAATCCTTACTACTGGTAGCTTCATCTGACTTTTCCTCGACATCACCTTTTGCGGTTGTCGCGTCAGCAAGCTTCTTTAGATCCTTTTTATCTTTCGGTTTGGCACTTGTAGCGGCGGCATTCATCATTTGCCACCCAGCTTTATAGTTCCAACGGCCTTTAGAATCTACTAAATCGTTCTCGAGAACAAACTTCAAGAGTTTGTTTCGATCTACTTTGACTCCTTTAGGATTTAGAGTCTTATCATCCTGTATTGAAGATACTTGTTCGTTAAGGTATGTTGTCGCTTCATCGACTTTCTTCTGATCTTCATCCTGAGCCTTTTCGAATGTCTTTCTGATGTTTTCTTCGGCTTTGGCCATGAGCTCACCGTTATACTTCTGGAATGAAGCCCATTGTGCCTCATCGCCTCCGAACCAAGCAGGGACCTCTGTTGGTGCATCACTACTAGGAGCTGGAGTTTCTTTACCTTTACTAATCTCCTCTCGCAATGCCTTCATGTCGTTAGTGTGGCGTGTCTCCTGATCGTTGAAGCGCTTTTTCCAATCTTCTTCACGCTCCTGCCACCTTTTGACTGTTGGGTTATTAAGCCCACTCTCGTCGTCTTTCTTTCCCGCACCGCCATCTTTATCTGCGTCTGATTCCTCTTTAGACTCCTCAGACGAGGAAGCCGCGTCGGTGTCGTTTGTTTCTTCTTCGGTACTTTCTTCTTCAGTACCCTCTTCTTCTACCGGTGATGAGTCGGAAGGAGTATCATCTCCTCCGTTCGCCACTGGAAAGGCCGGTTGCCCTTCCGTTTTGAACTGCATCGAATTTTGATCTGACATAATATTATTGTTAAATGTTTATTGACTAGCGTGCCCTTTATTTTTGGTAGGTCTTGGGAAACGAGGAGACCCTTAAACTATTTTTCACTGTCTTTAGTCTCTACAGCCGGTCCTTGCGGATCAATGGCTATAATATCAAATTCTGCATCATTCTGAAATCTACTAATAGATATACCTGTCTGTTTCAATTTCAGTGTTATTGTATGTTCTTTGCCAATATCCCATTTCTTTGCTTCGGGAAGATGTACCAATTCAATTCGGAGATGAGGGAAGATCTTTTTGTTCTCAGACGATGGACCTATACCTAACTCATTACTCGATTTAGGTTTTATTTTTCTAAATGCCATATTACGTTTTTGGTTTTACTGGTGCTTTTTTAAGCATCGACCCACCCTCTTTCTTCTCTTTCGCTTTGTTTTCTGCTTTCTTATCTTCTGTTTCTAAATCTCGTTGGTGGGCACTCTCTTCTTTCTGTTCCTCTATTTGTGCTTCATTCTGGGCATTCTGTGCGAGTAGCTGTATTGCCTCCTGAACCAATGGATTGTCTTTGAAGAGTATATGAGGTGCATTTATCTCAAGCCAGTTATTTGCAGCCATCTCTTCGGGATTCGGGTATTCAAGTCTCTTATACATATCAATCGTTGACATTTTATTCACACCTGCAAGCTCTATGGCTTGATTTGCGATGGTAGTGCTGTCCTTTGGTAGTAATGATCCTTCAATTACCGAAATGTTTACCTTTGGAGGTGTTACATCCCCTATAAATTGGAAGTCATCATCATACACATATAAAAGTTGCACATACCAGTTATATATATCATCAGCTAATTGTTCGAGATATTCACTTACACCACCACCGATTCGATCTGTATCAAGAGTTCTATTTATTATTTTACCACGCACAGTCTTTTCTTTTTCAAGTCCGGCTGGGCTAGATCCTCTAGTTCCGAATATATCTCTAAGCCTCTCACGGGTATCTAATAGATCGTTATATACATCATTGGGCAAACCTTTGATGTCCGGAAAGTATATCGCATCCTGTGGTGCTCCAGCAGGTATTACAACCGAACCACCCTTCCTTATCGCATCGTTTACAGCTTTGGCTTGACCTTGAGTCAACCCAGAACGCTCAAGTGAAATAACGGCACCGCCATTCATCCTGTCTGCGTTTTTGTCAATTTGCTTAAATCGCTTGTTAATTCTATCTTGGTTCGAAAGGTTTTGATGAATCAACCCTGTTTTATCCATTGGCTGTTCACCTAGATTATAGACAGATAGAAATTCGTACGGCATTTTTGGCACTGTGAAATGGTTAATCCCTTTGACTTCGGTTGGTTCGCCAACTGTTTCAGCACCAAATTCGTCAGTGGTTGTTTCGCCTGGCATCTTACTATCATAATTCCAATGGGGATTCTTCTTTTTAAGTAAAATTACCTTATTGAGCTTCCAGCACATGAACTCTGAAGTCCACCATTCAATAAACTGGATTTCAGTGCCTCCCTCTTGCTTGTCAGCTAATTTTTCAAGTTCAGCTTTAGCTTCTTTAGATGCGTCATCACCTATAATTGCAAGGATTATATCTTTAGAAAGTTTGCGATGTTCTCCTATTCGATTACCACCGTACCCATCCTCATCAATCGTTGCTTTAGGATCGAGTATTATCCTCTTTGGCCTTATAACTCTAGACACCGGGATATCGCGATCTAAATCCCACCCTAGTTTCACAGCGCCTAACTGGTATAGAGCCCAATGTCGAGATACACGCTTTAATTTCAATCTGATTTTGTTTAAATCGGCAAGCTCTCCAAGCCTTATCTTTACCTTGGTTACATATTTCTGATTCTCTTCGTTATCATCTTCACCAGATTCAAGCTTTATCATTGGTTCAGGATTACGGCGTGTAACTTGCGGTAGATAGGTTTCCAACGATTCAAATATCATATTGTCTACTGACCCTTTACCTCGCCGTGAATGACTGTCGATTTTTGGTAAATCAAACTGATCACCTAACCAATACTTCTCATTCTCTTCAATCTCTTTTTCCCACTTAGATCTCTCAGGTGATTCTTTCCATAATTTCTCCCACGCATCTGTGAGTTCAACAATCTTCTCATCGCTCATTGTAAGCTTAAGTTCAGGCAGTTTTTCAGATACAATACCCTCTTTGGTTTCAAGGGTGCCATCATCCTTTTGTTTATTGATGTCGGATCCAAGAGATTCGGCTCCGGCGATATCTATATTGTTATTATCAGACATATTTTTTGTTGTTTATAAAAAACAGACTAGAGATTTTGCAATCACCTAGCCTATTTATTTCACCGGAGCAGCATGAGGCCGATGATTATACATTAATAATTAAACTGTCAGTTGCGCTTCCCTGACTTCTTCAGTATAGCATATATTAATTATTGACAACTGTGGATAATGTGAGACCTAACTAGGATTTGAACCTAGATTTTCCAATTAATGATGGAGGGATCACGCTTCGGATGTTTTACCTATTAAACTATTAGGGCATAGCGGAACCAGTG